CAGGCGTCCATCCGTTGAAGGTGTAGCCCTCGCGGGTGCTGGTGGGCGTCGTGATGCCGTCGTCCGTCACCGTCTGGCCGTCCTGGTAGTCCTTGGTTCCCAGCGTCCCGCCGCCGTCCTCCGCAGCTCTCACGAAGGTCGCGGTGTAAATCGGAATGTAGCTCGCCTTGTAGGTCGCAGGCCCGGTCACATCCACAATGGTGGGCGTCCAGGTCGTAAACGGCCTGCTGCTGTCCACAGCGCTCACGGGCGTGCCCTTCTTGTAGCTGGGCCGCTGGCCGTACTGGTAGGTCTCCTTATCCAGCTGGCTGTTGTCGTCGTTGGCCCAGGTGATGGGGTAGCTGCGCACCGTGCGGCTGTAAGCGGCATACAGGGTCATGTCGCTGTCGTTGACGGTGCTCGCGTCAAAGTTCGCGGTCTGGGCGTCCTCCGCAGTATTCCAGCCCACCGCCGCAAAGGTGTACTGGGCGGTCTCCGTCCTCGCCGGGACGCTCGGCAGCGAGCCGTTGGGCCTGCCGTCGATGTAGGTCACCGTGCCGATGGTCTCGGAGCCGTCCCAGGTCTTGAAGGTCTTGGTGGAGGAGCTGTGGTCGCAGTTCACCACCAGGTAGGGGTATTTTGCGAGCCTTGCCTGGATGGTGGCCAGCTCCGCGCCGGTCAGCGCCTCGATGTGGATGCTGCCTTGGATCTGGGCCGTTTCCATGTTGCCGCCGCTCTCGTCCAGGCCGCGCATGGTGTCCAGCTTGTCGATGATGGCCAGGATGCCCGCAGCGGTGGTCTGCTCCCAGGCCACGCCGATCAGGCGCACGCGGCTGGCAATGGGGATGGCGTTCAGAATCGCCAGGCTGTCCACCGCCGCGCTCACGTTGTCCAGCCACAGGGTGGTGATGCTGTCATAGCTGGGTACCACCAGCTCGGTGATGGCCGTCTGGTTCAGAATCGTCAGGTTGGTAATGGTGCCCGGCAGGTGCAGCACCTTCAGCACGCCGCCGTTGGGCAGCTCCACGCCGGTGATGTTCGTACCGTCAAAGTACACGTTTTCAATGCCGACGCAGCCAGTGATGCTCACGCTCTTCATGTCCCCGGTGCCCAGGCCGCTGCAGTTCCGAACGTCCAGGGTCTTCAGCAGCGTGTTGTTGCCCAGGTAAAGCTCCTTGAGGTTCGGGTTGACATACACCGGGTTATTGTCGCCCAGCTTGATCTCGCTCAGCTTCGTGGCCATGCTCAGGTCGGCAAAGCCCACCTTCAGGCCGCTCAGGTCGCCCACGCGGGAAAGCTGGCTGGCCGAGTAGATGTAAATCTCGGTGTCGTTCACGTTGTCCAGCGGGCAGATGAGCGTGTAGTCCGTGTTGCGGGTGCCCCTGGTCTGCATCAGGTAGGAACCGTATTTCACGCTCGCGTAAACGTCCGCGTAGGGCGTCACAGTCACGTTGGCCTTGGCGTAGCCGCGCAGCTGGATGACGTCGCTCAGCGCGTCGCCCGCGTTCCACTTGCTGTCCATGTAGCGGAAGCGGTTGTAAAGCCACCACTTGCGCTGCTCGGCCTTGCTGCCCTGGAGCATCGCCAGGTAAGCGCCGCTGCCGTCCTCCACCAGCGGGGCCAGGTACTTGAACCAGGCGTCCTCGTTAAAGATGGCCTCGCCCCATTTCGCCTGATGGGCCTCAAAGGCGGCTTCCACCTTCTGGTAGGAAAGCGCCCCGGCGCTCCGCAGCGTCTGGTACATGGTCTTAATCTCGGCCCCGAAGGCGTCCCTCAGGTTGTTCCACATGACGCTCTGCTGGCCGTTGAACACGTCCGCGCCGCCGGGCAGGGTGTCGGTGTCCTCCAGGTTGTAGCTGAATACCAGAGCGCCCTCGTTGTTGATGCCCAGCGCCGTGTCGAAGTCGTAGGGCAGCCAGATCCACTTGCTGCCGCCGATATGGCTGGGGAAGGCGTTCTTCGCCCGGCTGTCCACCATCAGGAACAGCTCCGTGAAGATGTAATAGAACAGGGCGCTGTCCATCTCGAAGTGGTCGACGCACTCCGTCTTGAATTTCGCCAGCCGGTAGGCCGCGTCGTCCAGGGTGTGGGTGTTGCCGTCCACGTCGGTGTAAGGCGTCGCCAGCGCGTTGCCGGTGGCCTGCGTCCTGTCGGTGCTCTTGAGCCACGCCGCCAGGGCCGCAAGGCTCGTCGGATCCTCATAGGCCGGATCGGTGTCCGGGTAGCGGGCCTCAAAGTCGTTCAGCCAGTCGGAGCCCGTGTAGTCGTCATTCTTCCACAGCACGCGGTCGCTGGTGTTGTTCTTCACCTCGAAGGATTCGTCGCCGGAGGTAAAGCCGAAAACCTCCTCGGTGCTCTTATCGTTGTTGAAGTTGTACTTCCCCAGGAAGGTGGTGTTTTCGCCGTCCGACCAGAAGATGACGCAGGGGAAGCCGTCGATGCCCTGGCGGATGGCGCTGTTGGCCACCTGCGGCGGAGTCTTGTAGGGGCAGGCGTCGTTGTACAGAATCGCCAGCTCCACATTGTTCGCGCCCTCCGAGGAGGCCACGTCCGCCTTCATGCAGAACACGTCCGTGGGCACGGATCCGGGCCGCATGGCGTAGGTGTCGGCCTTGCTGCCGTTGGGCATCAGGAAGCCGCCCTTGTACTTGTTCTTGTAGTTCTTCCTGGCGTAATACTGCGAGCTGGTGCCCTGCACGTCGATCTGCACGTTTTCGGCGGTGAAGCTCCGGCTGGGCGTCACCGGGTCAACGTAGGTCACGCGGGCCGTCTTCTTGTCGCCCTTGTACTGCGGCAGCTCCGGGCACTCGATAATCATGTAGGGCAAGCTGCCGGGCAGGTTGGCGATCACGATGTTGCCGTAGGCGTCGTAGACGTTGTTGCGGTTGTAGCGCTCGATCAGGTCGTCCACGTTCTGGCTGTCCGCGATCCAGTTGTCCAGCATCTGGTGGCGGGTCAAGTCGTTGTCGTAAACGCGCACCCGGTAGATGTCCATGGTGCAGTCGTCCGAGCCGATGGAGATGCCCACCGGGTCGGTCTGCTGGAAGTCGTCGCTGGCCGGGTACTGCACCACGCCGCTCATGATGCCGTTGACGTACACGTACATAAGCCGGTGCTCGCTGCGCTTTTCGACCACGAAGCCGATGCGCACGTGCTCGCCTTCCTTGTACTGCATGGAGATTTCAGACTGCTCGCTCGTCAGCACCGCCCGCTGCGCGGTCATGTTGAGGCCGCGCCCGCCGGAGAGACAGCTCAGGATCACAGCGTCGTAATCCGTCACGTCGCGGGTGGCGAACTCCACCTCGATGGTCTTGCCGCTGCCGCGGAAGTCCGCGCCGAAAATCTGGTAGGGGATGCCCACCCTCGCGCCGCCCGCCACGCGCAGCACCGTCACGCCGTCCTCGTCCAGCTGCCAGCCGTCGGAGGTGAAGTTGAAGCCGGTCAGGGTGGCGTTGATGTGGTTGTCTGCGTCCGTCCAGGTCGCCGGGTTGGCCTCGTGGTTGCTGCGGCCCGCCGTCTGAAGGTGCAGCGCCAGGTTCTGCGTCTCGGGCTCCACGTGGATGTCAGAAGCCTGCACCGTCACGCTGATGGTCTTGCTCGCCGTGCCGCTGGCGATCACCACGCTCAGCGCTCCCGCGTCCTCGGCCCGCCACGCGAAGGTGTGCTCCGTGCGGTCAACGGTCTGGCGGCTCACCTGCGTGCCGTTCACGCTGATGGTCACCGGGGCCGTCAGCTGGGTGGGGTCGTACACGGTAAAGGGGATGTTCAGCGTGGCGTACTGCACCGCCGTGTCGCTGTTGAAGGGGCTGACGATGATGGGCTCAGTGCTCGTCGGATCCACGCACAGCATTTCAAAATACAGCTCGTTCGAGCGCACCGTCTGGCCGTTGATTTCCGCTTCAAAGTAGCAGCGGAAATTGTGCGCACCGTGGGGCTGCTGCGGGATGGTGAAGGTCTGCTGCCGCCCGGACACGCTGGTGGTGGCCGTGCCGATCTCGGTGCCGTCCAGGATGAAGTGCACCGTCTTGCTCACGCTGCCCACGGGGGTGTAGGGGAAGGGGATGGCCCCGGTGTACACCGTCGAGGCGTCGAAGCTGGAGGAGATGGAAATTTCCACCACCGTCACGGTCACGTTGATCGTGCGGTTGTTCTGGTAGATGTCCGCCACGGTCATGCTCACCACGTTGGAGCCGACGCCCAGGAAGGGAGCCACATCCACCGTCACGTCGCCCTGCTGCACCTCCAGCGATGCCTTCAGCACGCCGTTCACGCGCACGGCCAGCGAGCCGTTGCCGGTGGGCATGTCGTCCTCGATGCTCGACCAGTTGAAGCTCACGGGGCAGTTGTCGCCGTCCGCCGCAATGGTCTTGCTGGCCCAGTCGCTGGTCTTGTTCATGGTGATGTGGGCGTTGTTGCCGCCCTGGCCGCCGCCGCCACCACCACCGCCGCCGCCCATGCCGGTCATTTCAAAAATGACACGACCGTCTGCGGTAAAGTAGCCGGTGCCGGTGCTCTCGTCCACGAAGCCTCCGTTGATGCGGTCGAGGATCTGAAGCTGAAGGGTCTGCACGTTGCCCGCGTTGGTGTCAGCCTTGGCGATGGCCTCCGCAGCTTCATTCTCGGCGGTCGTCGCCGCTTCAATGGCCTGCGTGGCCAGCGTGTTGGCGGTCTGCGCGATGACCACAGCGCTGTTCGCCATCTGCTCCGCGTTGGTCTTGGCTTCCGCGATTTCCTCCAGCTTCGCCACCTTGGCGGCCTCCAGGGCCGCTTCTCCCGCCGCCACGGCGTCATCCTTCGCCGTGTTCATGGCCTCCGCAGCGTCCGCCACAGCCGCCGCCTGGGCCGCGTCAATGGCATCCAGGCCCGCGTCGCGGGCCTCCGCGATGTCCGTCAGGGAATCGCTCGCCGCTTCCTGCGCGTCGGTCTTTGCCGCCGCGATGGCGTCCAGGGCGTCGGTCTTGGCGGCGGCCACCTCGTCGTCCAGGTTCTCCGCTGCCTCGTTGGCGGTGTTGGCAGCCGCCAGCGCGTCCGACATCAGCGCGTTGGCCTGCACCAGGTTGTCGAGCGTCTCCTTCACCCAGTTGGGCGGGGTCGTAGGCACCCCGTTGATGTTGCCGTCCAGCGCAGGCTCGATCCAGGTCTTGAAGAGCTGGCTCTTCTTCACCGCGTCGCCCTTGAGCGCCCGGATCTCCGCCCGGCCCGCACCGGCGCAGGC